CTCCGCCCGGTGAATCAATGTCGAGAACAATAGCTTTAACGTCCGGATCGTCTAATGCCTGACCAATATCTCTCATAGCGAGTTCTGTTGAAACACCGCCTGAAATTTGCGTAAACAAATTTGCGCGTTTGGCCATTACGCCGTGGATGGGAACAACTGCTATGTCATTAACAACCTGGTAGGATTTTGTTTCGTTTTTAAGGGGTTTGCCGATTTTAGCTTCGATTGTAGCAATATCGATCTTTTCTCCCCGGGAATGTTTGAAATAAATCTCCTGAATCTCATCAAGTTTTGCAGGAACAATCGCCCAGGGTGCTGTAAGAACGTCTAAAACTTCCATGGTGTGCCCTCCAAATAAAAAGGGGATATGTGAACCAAGATTTAAAAATCTTGATGCGGAGTCCGCATATCCCCTAAAAAATGTTATCGAAGATTTGGCCAAATCTCAGATAACTTGCATAAATTTTAGTTTATTTTTTAACCCATACTGTTTATTTTTTAACTTTGCAAGTAAAAAAAATGAATTATTTGCGAATTCCATACACTCTTACCGTTCCTGATATATTTCCAGAAGACATAAAAAGTTGAAATGCATTTATCGCTGATGTGCTATAGTATTTTCCTGTTCCCCACATATTGTATAAATAACTGCTTGTAGAGTGGATCATGCTTAATGTAAAATTTATCGCTTTATAATGAGTGATTGAACCTGGATTATAAAGCGTCATCGAACCATTTACCCCGCCTTCCGCTACTACATTAGACAAGCCATCCGAAAGTAAAATTACAGATGCCCCGCTATTACTTCCTAGAGAGTGTGAACTTGCTCCGTCCCGAAGATAAAACACGGCAGTCCCATAATTATTTCCGCTATCGTAAGAACTTCCTCCGTCAGTGGACACTCTCAAATAGAGAATATCTGTATCTGTAGCAGGAATAATATTTATTAACTCTACTACATATGTGTCATAATCGGTTGAATACCAATTTTCCAGGTCAATCGAAGCATCGCCATCGCCTGTTACTTCCTCCAGAAATACAATCCCAACATCTTCAGAAAACGCTAACTTTTTCCAGGTCTCAGCCAATCTTCCCGCCCTTCATAAGCTTCTCTGCACCTTTGGTTACATAAGCGGTATCGGCCATGTTCACACATCGGGCTTTGAGTAAATCAAGGACAAGATTAATATGAGTCAATGGCATCTGAGCAGCAGCTATCATTTCTTCCATGCGTCTGAATAATAGAACAATCTTAGGTTCAAGGGTTTCCTCATAAATCTTTGCGAGTTGCATCATCTGATTGATTTGTTGTTGGTGCTTGGCCTGTTCAGGCGTAGGACCAGAAGTTTTTTTCTTTTTAGACTTCTCAGCATTCTCCTTTTTTGCCATAATAACTTTCCTTATAAATTATTCGCCTTCCGTGCAGACATAAACACAAGCAGCGTCAGTTTGCCATACAAACATACCAACGGCAGCAGTCAATGCTGTTTTAGCATCGTTATCTGCCACAATTTGCATCAGAACATTTGTGATTTGCTGATTATTAAAACTGAAAGCTGCGGTTGCTCCCCCGCTGAGAGCTGCCATTGTCTCAGCATAGCTTAAACCTTCAATAGTATCTTCATCAGAGAACCTAGCAAAATCATTAGCTACCGGAGATCCACTTGTATCAACACCAGATGAAAGTCCTCCAATGTCACTCAACACCTCAGCACCGGTTCTGTAATCCACATTGCCCGCTCCGTCCAAAACTAAAAATTTGTCAACATCTTCCCCGGCATTTATAACATCAGACAGAATTAAAGTCTGGCTCAAGGTAACTTCACCACCAGCAGCAATCGTGATAGCATCCGTATCACTGGCAGGGCCAATGTTCCCGGCATCACCGATTATCAAGTTTCCCACGGTTACATCCTGGGCGTTAAAATCAAACGCCGCACCGGCGTGACCGCTTAATGCTGCCATTACATTTTCTGGTGATGTCGCAGCAGGCGTATTATCGTCCGTGGCATATAAAAATGTGTCTGCGTCGAATAAACTTTTTAAAACGCAGTCGTCTTCAAATGCCAATTTTTTCCAGGTCTCAGCCATTTTATTCTCCTTTCCTTAACTTGCTTCCGTGCATACATATATGGATTTATCAGCACCATTATAAAAAATACCGCCCTCTATTGCCTCAATCGCAGCTTCAGAAGGGGTTAATATTAATTGTGGTATTTGAGTTGCTCCATTAGAGCCAAGGGTAACATTATCAAGCCATTCTGTTAATTCAGTATAGTCATCCTCGGTTAAATGATAATATTGAGCGGTTTTACCACCCTGTAAACCGGCAAGGGTATTATGATTTTCTACCGCCAAATATCCTTCTATGATAATATTTATTGGCTGCGCATCTTCTACTGTTACATCGATAGACTGCGTATCTTCCAGGGTAACTTCGATAGGCTGCGCATCTTCTACTGTTACATCGATATCGGTCATTTAAGAAACTCTCCTGGAAATATCCGCTTCGACATTAAATAGATCTTTTGTAACCGTTCTAATTTTATCATCTTCTCGCTTGATCTGAATATCATACCAATATGTTCCAGAATCCATATCTGTGTCTGTGCTTGTAATTGTTATGGCGGTTTCACCGCTGATCGGATTTGTATGCTCTCCTGATGTATATGTTTTACTAATCAAGGCATCCCCATCAGCATCCTCATCAGAATTTTTAACAGTAAAAAAAACCGTCCAGTTGCTAATATCTATCGTTCCATTAAGGTCAGAAAAGGTAAGTGTATAAGTTCGATCATCCCCCCTATATACGGTTAGCTCGCTCATATCAACTCCATTGACTGGCCGGAATTGGAATCATAGAACAAATAAAATACAAGGTTACAGTATCGTCCTCATCTCCGATATCATTTATTGCTAAATAAAATTTGTCTAATATCGGAGGATAGGCTTTAATGTCCCCAGAAAGATTATGCCAACTAGCTGCGTTCTGTGAAATGCCGGTTTCAGCCCATAAAGTATGGCTTTCTTCGTCCGTCAATGTAATATTGATCGTTGTGGTTGGTTTTGCATCGCCGGTACCCGGAACTACCTTCAATAAAATTGCTGTCAAACCTTGCACAAATTTTGAGGATACCTGTTCTTCAAATTCAGCAACCAAATCGGTGGCTGTCAAAGCATCACCATCAGATACGCATAAGACTTTGAATTTTATATAATTTACTGAACTGGCAGTTACCGTTGTAGTAATTGTCCATGCCATTTTAAGTCTCCCCCTTTTTTCTCTTGGTTAATTCCCCTTCGGTTTTTTCTTGTTTGGCTTCCGGATCCATGCCATCCGCATAAATCAATTTCGGGTATTCGGGTATTTTTTATCTTCAGTGGCTTTCCTGAGTCGATTCCGGCCATACGCGCCGATACCAATCATTTTCGCAGCCTTGCTTGGCGGAACACCAACAGTCTCGGACAGCGGGCCGTGCTTAACGCCAAGAACCGCTTTTGTCCGGCCTTCCAAATCGATGGTTTCGGAAATCGGGTACTGAACATCCACTAAAAACTGAGGTTTGCGCTTGACCGCTTTAAAATCTTCCTTGCCATTCTTAAAAGCCACGGCTTCTTCAACTTCAAAATATTCCTTAAATTCAGTTAAAATGGATTTTAAATAAAAAATCGATGCCCAAAAATCGTGTTTGTAAAACCGATCAAAATCCGGGCCACGGGTAGCCTTCACTGAAGCGTACGTGCCCTTCACGGTGCCAGTAGTAACATCGGCGGCCTCGTTCAATCCGGATATTGCCATCTCCATGATATCCGTGTCCTGACCGGAAATTTTGGGTAATTGTGGACTTTTGGGTTCTAATTTCATGCCGGGCGGTACAAACAATTTACTTCCGGGAATAATCGGTTGCATCAGCGCGGTTTTTTTGCGTTCATCCTCAGAAAGCGATACCCATAGTTTAAACGCTTTTACATCCTCAAAAGTAAACGTCCATGCATACGCACCGCAGGATTTTTTATGGTCAATCTCGTATTTTTTTAAGGTTTCATAATGATTCAGCCATTCCAACACGGTTCGCAAATAACTCACGGCGCGCCGGGTTAAAAATCCTCGATCCCAGGCAACAATGAATCGATTGTAACCACCAATTTTTTTAAATTTTGAGTCACTGTTTTTTGAAGCTTTTGTCTCGACGGGGTTAAACCACTGGTTACCATTTAACACTTTAACCAAATCGGGATATCGGGCAATATTGATACTTGGAATTTGCTGAGTAAATTCCTGACCCATGGAATCTCTGGATCGAATACAGTAAAACAGGGGAAACAACTTTTTGATGGGATGAAAAATAATACCGGAACTCTCGTCACCCTTGGTATCGAGTTGAGACGGATCCAAAAAATCCACCTCGACAAACCCGTCTTTATGACAAGTTAAAACTAAAAATAACTCACCTTCAATAATTGCGCGAACAACATATCGCGGCCAAAAATAATATAACCGGTTCCTCGGATCATACTCGATTTCTTCTAAAACTTCCTGAATCTCCCAAATTTCGGAGGTAGGTTCAAACCCCATACCGGTTATCCGGCCGGCAACACCCCTGACCGAAGTGGAAACCTGCGGATTTTTATTAAACATCCGCCAACATTCGGTTTGCAAAAACTCCCGATCACCCTCATTGTCTTCTTTTAAATCACCGCCGCCAATGGGGGCGCCATCTGCATCCGTAGTTTTGGCATCGTAAAGTATTCCCGGTTGCCAAGACATAACTCCCTGGATATGCATAAAAACTTCATCCGGAATTTCCAGGATTTTTTGCTGGATTTCCTCAAATTTCATAAGAAACCCCTTAAATTATTAAATTTTTAGATTAATTTCCTGTGCAGATAGGATTGAAGATATGCAATTAGAGGTAATTATTTAACTATTTAGAATTTATTTTTAAACTTGTCAACAAAAAAGTCGCGATTTATTAAAAACCGCGACTTTCTCGGGAAACACCGGGCTGTGGTGGGGTTATTTTTCTTTTTCTTCGGCAAGTTTTTCCCAGATCGCATTAACAAGATTGACAACGGCCACTTGGAGAGCATCCGCAAAATTCTCATTTCTGAAAATCCGGTTCAACCAGGCGGACGTTTCATCAATGTTTGTTCATATAAAATTCTCCATTCGTGGATTCAAAAGCATTTCAACCAAATCATTTTGACCTTTGAAAACACAGTGATCGCAATCTTTCGTTTCAAAGGGTATCATCAGTTTTTCATAAACTTTTGAAAGGTTTTCCACTCTCACCCATCGAAACCTTTCATGAAACTTGCCTTCCGCTCCGCTATGCAACACTACGGAACTGCAAGGATATACATATCCGTCATGCAATATGAACGGTTTGAAATAACACCAGTAACAGTTTTTCGGCCGGTCAAATATCTTTGCCTGATAAAAGTAAGGGTCCCCCCATTGACCAACCTCATAACTGTATTGTTCGTTATTTCTTTGCTGCTGTTCATTAGTAGCCAAACAGTTCGGAACAATCCGAACAAACTCGGGGTTGTGTTGTTTTACCATTTGGTCCAATTTTTGAAGAATAAGCGAATCGGTTTTATCGTTCATGACATAGCTAAAACCAAGAATTCCCCTAATTTTCGGAAGTTCTATGTGCGGAACATAATCCAGACAGTTCATTGATACTCTCAGCCAGGACAATCGATTCAGGTTTTCCTGAACAATTTTTTTCTTCAAAAAAACTCCGTTGGTGATCATGCCCTGCTGAAGTCCAAGATGATAGGCATAACTCATCACGGAATTAATATCTTTATACATAGTTGGATCTCCGCCGCCGGTCCATTCTACCGTTTTCAAACCAAGAGACTTTAATTGCTCCATAATTCTCATTAATGTTTTTGGGTTCAGATCCTCATGATTTTTTCTTTTTGCATTTGAACAAAATGAGCAATTCAAATTACATCGTGAAGTAGGGCCCACCTGCAAGGATATCGGTACAGCTCTTTTCTTTTTGATTTTTTCTATAACTTCAGGGTGATGAATCAACTTGTTCCCCGTTGAAGTAAAAATTTGTTGCTTCATAGACCCTCCTTCTCCAAAAGCTCCCGGTAATAAGCTTCTTTATGATGTTCCGGATAGGTGTCACCGTAATCATGATCTTCCATATGAAGCTTTGCGCAGACCTTGCCGATATAATCCCGTTTCTTTTTATCCGTGGATCGATGAAAGTGGTGAATTTTCGGATTGCCCAAATCGGCATATATTTTATTATGTCCAACAATTTGTTCGTGCAGTTTTCGAATATATTGAACCGGCGAATTCAACCGGGTCATGCGCGCCTGATAATCCGGATGAAGATGATAGTCCACTTTGGTATCCATGGTATCCTTATTCAGCCGATTTAAACGTGGAAGCGCAATCACATCAAATTCT